TGTCAATACGATTGGGGTTGTGCTTTGTCAGCAGATACTCCTTGACGGTCACACCGCCGAGCGTGGTTGTTTTGTCTGGGGTTAAAATTGCCATAATTAATCTTCCTTTCCCTTGCTTTGCAGCAAGTCAATTGCTTTCGTAATAACTGTCGGCAGCGGTACGCCCAGCAGCCCTGCATTCTCTGTGATCGACAGCAACTCGTTTGCGACAAATGCAATGCACACCGCATCTCTGATGTACGATGTACCAAGGGTAATATCCAGACGCACCGCCACCAGAACCAGCAGCAGAGATACACACTTTTTGGCGATCCCACGCCAGCCGATCTTGCTGGACAGCCTGCCGGTATCGGATTTCGGGGATTTGCCGCAGGCTGCCACAGCAAGCCCTGTGATATAGTCTATACCCATGAACAGCAGCAGCGTGACCAGTGACGTGTCCCAGCCGCCGAACAGCCCTGCGATAAAGCTGCCAACAACGCCGACGGCTGTGCAGATTGTTTCTTTCATAGTTTCCTCCTAGTCAGTCAATAAAATAAGTCGCATGGAATTCATAACACACTGCCGGGTTAAACGTTGCGGAGCTATTTTGATCGGCGGGACTGAAACCTATGTTTCCGCCTGCACCTATAGTGGCATAAAACACAATTTTTGTCCCAGCACCAGCATTCGTTGCTCCAATAATATACATCACATTTGCCGGACGATATCCGGCAGGGATGGTCGCCACATTATGACCTGTGTTAAATGCCGTTGAGTACTTGACCCAGCCCTCAAGTTTCACCATCTTTCCGTATTTACGCACCCTTATCGTGCTGGCAGAGGTCGGGTAAGTCGTATTGCCAGTGACGGCTAATGGGCACTTGACCCACCCGCTATCTGTTAAGGTAGTGGCTTCGTTTGCTTTGGATGCAGTATTAGCATAAGACAAGTCATCAACTGTAACCGACTTCGTACCGACAGTAGTTGCGTTTTTGGCATCAGATTCGCCGAGCACTTCCAGTACCCAACGATTTAATAAACCTCCCGTTAGCTTTATATCAGCAATAACGTAGTAGGCAGTCTGACTATATCTAGAACTGGTAAAGCACCACAGCTCAAATTTCACTCCATTTGATGAATTTATGGCTACTAGCTTAAAATGTGAGCGAGTTTCGGCTGAATCTCTGGAAAACCACGATAACCTCATGGTTTCAACGCCTACGCCGGTACTGTTTACTCTTGTGTATGCACATAGGACACCGTATCTACCGTATCCTTCACACACGTGCAGATATAATGTCTCTGTATCAAAACCGTTTTTTGAAGCTGTCATTGTCCCTATGCGGAACCATCGATAACCGCTATTTGCGTTTTCTGCGTTGTTCGTACACCAGCCATAACGCATAGAGCCATTTGAGAGAGCCTTTGACTGATCTGCCGTCCCGTGAAGCGGTAGATACTTTGATAAGTCTATACCGTCCAGTTTTTTCTTATCCGCCGCCGTGTATGACGCTGTTGTCTTATCCAGCACTGCCTTATTGTCATGCGAATGCGTATACCCATAAACCGTATTCCAGCCCACATCTGTAATCTTATCCAGCGTTCCCTTATTGTCATGGACGTGTGCCTTATTTGCCGCACCGTTGATAAACTTCCACTGTTCCTCGTCCAGCTGGTCAAGCACTGCCTTGTTGTCATGGGTGTGACTGGATACTGTCAGGCGACCGGTCTTGGTGTCAAGACTTACCGACGTTCCACCGTCACCGTCTATCAAAAAAGCACTCTGCTTTGCCGTGGCGACATATCTCGCGGAGCCCGTTGCGATTGTGGAGAATGCGTTCTGATTCACCTCGGCACCTGCTGAAACGCCTTTTAGTTTCGTCTGCTCCGCGGTCGTATAGCTGGCAGTCGTTGCGTCCAGCACTGCTTTATTGCTATGAGAATGGCTTGAAATCGTTGCTCTGCCGTTGGTGCTAAGTGTAACGCTAGTGCCGTCTTCACCCTCGATCACAAAAGCGGCAGTTTTGCTTGTCGCGGTATATCTTGCTGAACCAGATGCAATTGTGGAGAACGCATTCTGGTTGACTTCCGCACCGGCAGCAATGCCGGCAAGTTTCGTCTTTTCGGCAGCGGTATAGCTGGCAGTTGTTTTGTCCAGCACAGACTGGTTCTCATGTATGTGTGTCTGTCCGTACACCAGCAGCCATGACGTTTCATCGATTTTATCCAAGGTGCTTTTGTTGTCGTGCACATGGGCTTTGTTTGCCGATGCTTTGAAGTCCGCGTAATCCTGTGCCGTGATTCTGTCCAGCACTCCCTTGTTATCATGCTCATGGGACTGCCCGTATACAGTCAGCCACGCTGTTTCATCGATCTTGTCCAGCGTGCCCTTGTTTGCGTGGACATGTGCCTTGTTGACAGCCCCTTTGAAGTCCGCGTAATCCTGCTCCGTGATTTTATCCAGAACGCCCTTGTTGGAGTGTGTATGAGCCAGTGCATCGGCACCGGAGCCGGCATCTGCAATACTGCCGCCGCCCTGCCCGCCGCTTCCGCTTGTGATGCCGCTTTCCTGTGTGCCTACCGTCAGCTTCGCATTTTCAGGTGCCGCGATCGGGATCTCAATTGCGGTTATGGGGAAAAGGCTCTCCGCGGAATCCCCCGGCAGCTTTGTCCGTACATAGTCGCCGTGTGTGAAGTGCTCCACGCTTTCGTCGATGTCCGCCAGATCGATGGCTTCCGCACGGATCGTGCTTGCCGCTTTCCCGTTCTGCCGCAGCCACACTGCCCCCTGATACGCCAGCGTTCCCGCGTCTGTAATGTCGTCAAAAGTTATAGCCTGCTGTATCAGACCGTACTTTTCCATGCGGGATTTGCTGTAGACCATGTTTCCGGATTTCACGAGATCGTCCGTTCCGGTCATGTACTGGATCATAAAAGTGGCATCGTCATCGTCCGCCTTATCTATCGTAAGACGGACATCGTTATCTCCGCTGCTGTCCTTTCGCTTTCCCAGCGGCACAACGGCAGTTGCAAGTGCGGTACAGTCATATGTCCAGTCGCAGTTCAGCAGATTTTTGGCATACCGCACGTCCTGAGAACAGGTCCCGTCCGGAATTGCCAGCCAGTCGATATATCCGGCACAGGTATCGCTGCCGACATATCGGACACGCAGAATGCCGCCGAACGAATCCAGCAGCTTATCTTGGATTTCTTCCCAGAAAGACGGATACACGCCGCTGGAACGTGCAATTGTGCCCTCTGTGCCGCTTTGCGTCAGTGCCTTGTGTATCGTCACGGTACCCAGTTCGAAGCTTTTCGACTTGTCCCGCAGCTTCTGGTTGTACAGTTTGATGTACCAGTACAGCACCTCTTTCGGCGTTGCTCCGCTGATCGCATAGGCAAAGTGCAGGTCATTCAGCCATGCCAGAGCCCCCTCGCAGTCATACGTGCGTATGCCGTACATGTCCTGACTGTATCCTGTAACTTCTCCGTAAAAAAGCAGTTTGCTGTCCCGCCAGATCTTCACGCGGGACACCTTGCATTCGATTTCCCTGTACAGCGGGTGCTGCGGGTAGATCGCAAAGGAAAAGCTGTCCACACCGTTGACCACAAGCTTCACATCAGGATCTGTGACGTACTCCATGCCGTTGACACTGCCGGTGAAGCACAGCAGCTTCTCATCTACTTTGACCTTGTACACTTACAGGCTCCTTTCTTGCAGCTTTATCGTCACTGTCAGATCACCCTCTCCGACACAGCAGAACCCGAACTCCTGCGTTGCCCCCGCCGGAATCTCAACGCCGCTGATCGCCGTATCTTTCCCGCTTGGCAGCGATTCGGATTCGTTCAGAAACGTGTCGCTGCTGCCGCCCGCGTGCCGTTCCGTTGCCGTGACATAGAAAGCCTTGTCGCCGTTGAACGTCGGCACAGCAGGAGCACCGCCGGTGTTTGTCACAGAGGCGTGTATCAGGGTGACAGTCGGACTGTCCACTGTGCCCACGCCCTGCCCGACTGTGTGGCCGGAGCAGGTCGCCGTTCTGACCTTGGTCTTGTACTTATACGGATCGCAGGTCGCCGTCAGCGTGACTTCCCCGATCTGCCCGTCAGGAGAGAGTGCCCCGACAGATACACGCCCCGTGTAGCAGTACTCCCTGTCATCGTCCAGCACGATCTTTACCCGTCTGCCGTTCAGGGCGTTTTGCAGCTTTGCATACGCCGTGTTCAGCCCGTAACGGTCAGCGGCAAACGTAAACTGCATCTTCAGTGTGCGGCTTTTGTACGTCACGCCGCCGAAGTACTCCGTAAAGTCCACAGCCCCGTCTACGCCGGGGATCTCCACCAAGTTGGTGTTCGGCTCCGCTTCGCCGATGCTGTAGGAATTCAGAAAAAGCTGGTATGTGTCATACGAATGGTTCCCGTCAAATTTGATGCCTTTCATCTTATGTCACCCCTCTCCTTGCTTTGCTTTGCAGGCTGCCCAGTTCGCGGCTCATGTCGGAGGCGATCAGCTTCGCAAGCGTTCTGCCGTTGATTTTGATGTCATGACCGGACACCGCCACAAGCTGCGGGAAGTAGTCCAGTATCGCCGCCAGAATTTCAGACAGCAGCTCCATAACGCCGGCATTTTCGGCACGGACAGCTTCCTGTACATAGCCTTGCAGCGTGGCAATCGGAGCAACTGCTTCTGCACCTGCTTCGCCGCCGATCATGGCGTTGCCGGTACTCGGATTGATGCCGAATATGGTCGGCTGATGCAGCACGGCACCCTTCGCGTACCATTCCACGCTCAAATGCGGTGCGGACGGCGGATCGAGAGAAAAACTGCCCTCAATACTGAAATGCGGCAGCTTGATGTCCGGCAGATGCCAGTCAAAGTCGAACACGCCTTTCAGCCACTGCACAACGCCGTCAACCACTTCCTTTACGCCGCTGAACTTCTCGGAAGCAGAATCAAAGATGCCCTTGAACGTATCTTTCGCACCATTGAGGAAGCCTGTCAGATAGCCGGAAACCGTATTCCACAAGCCCATAAACGTGTTGGAAATACCGGTGCCCATTTTAACTGTGCTCTCTACCACAAGGTCTGTGTTCCCAGTGAATGCCCCTACAAAAACACCGAACACGCCCTGCAAAAACTCGAATACACCGGAGATCGCCTGTATAATGCCGTCGATCGCGTTGAACAGCCCGTTCAGCAGCCCTGCTACGGTGGAAACTGTTGTCGCCACGACAGTGCCGATCAAAGCAATGATCGGTTGCAGCCAGCTTAAATTTTCGCCAATGGCTTGAATCTTCTCGATCCAGCCAGGCAGATGCTCTGCAATAGTGCTGCTGATCGTGGAAATTACAGGCGTTATCAGGGAGGACAGTATCCCGATTACGCCCGCCACAAACTGACACGCTCCGGCGAACACCGTCATTGCCGTAGATGCCGCACCGCCGCTTTCGACAAAACCGGAAAACAGTTCGGTCAGCGGCGAAACCGCATCTTTCAGGTTGTTCCACGCATCTTTCAGTGCATCGATGACCGGCTGGAAAGATTCCTGCACAAAGGCCGCAACTTCCTGTGCCTTTTCCCACCATTCCCCGAGTTTTTCCTTGAAGTCCTCGATCTGCGGCTGAATCTCCTCGAATTTCTGCCGTGCGATGTCTATCCACTCGGAAAGCTTTTGCATGGCAGGAATTACGAAATCCTCCATGATCGGCTCGCCGATTTCCGCCTTGAACTGCCGCCATTTTTCCGTCAGATTGGCTTGCACGTTGGCGCACTGCGTGGATTCCTTTGCCGCCTGTCCGACAGCACCGGAAGCCAGCATCATATTTTCTGCATATTCCAGACGTGTTGCCTGCTTTGTGGCTTCGTCCAGATTCGCCCATGCCTTGGTATCCGCGACTACGCCCTTTTCAACGGCATACGCCGCCATTTGTGTGTCGTTGGCAAACAGCCCAATTGCTTCACCGCCCTCATAGGAGCCGTTAATGAAGCTGTTCAGATGCCCCATGGATTCGTCCAGTGACACGTCACAGAACGCAGCTGCATCAGATGCCATGTACAAGCCTTTTGCCGCCAAGTCTGTGGCATCTTCTATGCCGAAGCCTAAGCCCTTAAATTTTGCGGTCATTGAAGTCATACTGCCGGTCAAACGGGTTGACAGTACGCCTGTGGAATCCGCAATGCCCTGCATCTTCTTTTGTGCTTCACTGGAATATCCGCCCATGATCTGGTCAAATGCAGAATTTTCCGCTGACACCTCTGCCGCAGATTCTACAGAATCCTTGCCAAAATCCCAAAGTGCCTGTCCTGCCTTTGCGGCAAGATCGATCAGCTTTTCAAAACCGCTCGCCAATACATTGGCAATGGCGCCCTTCATGACGGAAAATCCGCCTTCTGTGTTTTTGGCGCTGTCCCCCAGTTCCTTGACCGATTTTTTCGCCTTTCCGGCGGAATCGTCCAGATTTTTCTGTTCCGTGTTCAGCTGATCGGCGGCTTTCTGTGCCCGTTCCAGCTTTTTTTCGTTGTTCTTCAGTTCAGAACTCAGCTTTTCGATGTTGTCCGCACAGGCTTTCGCCTCGTCGGATTCCTTGCCGGTTTCTTTGCGAAGGTCCTTGTACTTGTCTTTCAGCTTGTCCAGTGTCGTCCGCTGTAGTTCCACCTTTTTGGTCAGGATTTGCAGAGATTCCTTGGTGTCAGAGATGTCACCTTTTTGTCCTTTAAACGCCTTTCCAAACGCCTGCCCGATCTTGTCGAATGCCTTAGACATCCGCGTCTCGGTCTTTTCGGCATCGTCCTGCGTGGTTTTCAGCTGTTTTCGCGCTTCACTGCTGTCTACAGCGATCTTGCCGAATAGCTTGAAAATATCCGTTTTCTCTCACCTCCCGTCAATAGATTTTTTCTGCCGCACCGAACTGCATCTTCTCAAACCGGGCGATATTCTGCCGGATCAGCGCCGGCACGTCTTCTTTCCGGATGTGCTGAGACCGTTCCTTTGCAGAACCGGTCTGTAGCCCGTCCATAAATTCCTGGAAAGACTTGTCGCGCACCTGATGCAGGAAAAACTCCCAGCACTGCTGCCGGGAGGATTCCTCATATATCTTGCAGACCGTCTCTGCGAACCGATGCTGCCGGAGAGCAGCGCCAAGCAGCCCCATAGGGTCAGCATACCGCCGCCAGATCAATTCGCAGAATCCGGTGATGCTGTCTCCGCTGCCGCAAACGGCAGCAATTCCGTGAAAAAATCCTTCATTCCCTGCGATGTGACAAGCTGCCGCAGCATGGCAGCGTATGTGCCTGCGCCGGACTTTGCGATCTCTGCCTCAGATTTCCCGGTAACCGATGCCAGCAGCTGCCGGAGCAGCGGCTCACACTTCCGATAGTTTCGGATGATAATAGCGGCCGCCTTTGCTGCAGCTACTGCACCAACCTCACGGAAATTTCCGCTGCCGAGCCGGGAAATGGCGGCGGCGATCGCCGGATCTTCTGTCAGAGCTGCGATCTCGTCCGAACCAATGGCGGATGCGATGTCGAACAGCATCCCCATATCCTCTGCGGTAAGTTCCCGCATATTTACCTGCTTCATACGCCTGCTCCTTTCACTTGGACGCTGCCGCGCTGGCAGCTACGCTCTGGACATCTGCGCTTGTTTTCGGATAATAGATATTGATGTTCAGACCTGTCATGCGGTCGCCGTCAGAATACGGCCGGTATGCCTCAAATGTCAGCGGCAGCACACTCGCTTCAAAGCTCTTGCCGTCCACCTTTGCGCCGCTGGTGCAGATGGCTTTATCGAAAACAATGACAATAGGCTTACGGCCTTTCAACGTTTCGCCCACATACGCCAGCTTGTCGATCCAGTGCTTTTCTTCAATCTTTTGTCCGGTCGTGCCGACCAGGTAGTCTTTTGCGCCCTGCGATTCTACCAGATCGGAAAATAAGGCATGGTTCAGCAGCTCTGGCGTCATGTCCAGAGCATTGATGGTCATTGTGCCGGTCTCTCCGGTCTTTACCACACCGCCGTATACCTTGACGCCTACGCCGTCGATCGGCACATCGTACAGTGTGCTGGTGATCTCCAGGCTGTTACCGCCGGATGTCGCACACAACAACGTTTCTTTAAAATTGAACTGTGCATTGCCGCCGGAGGTGCCGGTCGTCAGCGTCAGTCCTTTGTGGATCGTCCCTGCGCCCAGCCAGATCCGCTCTAATGTATTTTGGGTCATGCCGTGTTGCCCTGCCTGCATATTACTCCACTCTCCATTCTATGTATTTCAGATTGATCTGTATTTTTTTCAGCCGTGCATCGTCGCACGGAACAGCAACAGCGCTGTTAAAGAACAGCACCACTGCATAATCATCACCGGATGTGCTATATCCGGTGACTCTGGGGAACGCCCGGCAAATTCTCTCCCGGGCAGTTATCAGTGCGTCCCAGCTCGTCCCCACCAACGTGAGCAGGAACGTCCCGGACAGCATACCGCTTTCTTCTGTGACCGGGCTGCTGCTGCAATGTCCGACACAGTAGACCGGCGGCAGCTTTCCGGCAGTCTGATAGGTCTCATACTGATATGGTATTTCCGCTGTGTCCAGGCGAGCTTTTACCGCCGCCAGCAATTCTCGTGTCATGATAGCCCTCGTTTCAGCAATGCCGCCAGGCGTTTTTCCGCCTTCGGCAGATCCTGATCTGCGGTGTGCTGCAAGGTATGCTGCGCCGCCTTACCGTCTGTCTTAAAATACTGCACCCCATTCTTGCCGTACACCACCGTGACCTTACCTTTGTATGTGGGCTTTCTGCTGCCGGTGTATCCGGCGACGGGAACGTACCAGGGCGACGATCTGCCGTCTCCGTTTGCCGAATGAGTGCCTGTGCCGAACTCGTTCCAGACCGCGTTTTCCAGATTGCTGCCGACGGTGACGGACTTCTCTGCGGCGTCCACCTGATAGTCCCAGGAGCCTTTCAGCTGCCCCTCGTCCACCGGTGACATTGCCGCCGCATCTGCCGCAAGCAATGCTCCCATTTCCGTCAGAAACTGCTGCACCGCAGCGTCCAGCATGCCCTCTGCCTGTAAGATGTTCGATTCCAGAGTTACGCTTTCCAGCACTGTGCCGCACCTCCCGTATACCGCAGATAGATCTCCAGCTGGGAGCCGTCCGCCATGCCCATAGGGTTATCGATTTGCAGTACGTCATACCGCTTTCCGCCGCAGAGCAGGCGGCAGTTTTCCGGAGAGAAGTCCTCCGGCAGCTGCACCCAGTCCGCCACAAACACATGCGTAGCTTCTTCGGTTTTGGCGTGATATGTGGTATACCGGCTGTCCCCGCCGGTCATGTCCAGCCAGCCGTGCAGCGTGACCGCAGATGCTTCCTGCGGCTCGGATTCTCCGATCGCTTTGACAACGAATTTCAAACGCACAAGCTGTGCATCGGTATTTCCGCCGATTCGTCCGTACATGGTCAAAACCTCGCTTTCCGGTATCTGTCCAGAAATCTGACAAGCCGTTCCGGAACGCCCAGAATCCCGCTGTAAGCGTCCTCTCCGGAAAAGGTCACGCTATGCCGGCTGATGGTTTCCGATGCAATTCCCGCCCTGTCGGCGGCGTTCTGCCCCGCCCTGCTAAGCTTGTACCGCAGAATGTCCACGCACCCCATTACCACGTCCGGCGGATATGCTACACGGTGCAGCACCGCAGAATCGGTGTCCGCCGGAGCAGGTGACAGCATGCTGTCCGGCAGTACCGTGTACAGTTGCTCGCCGATCTGCACGGTGTCCCCTGTCAGGATCCGCAGGCTCGGTGTCAGCATGACACCGCCCTGAATCGCCGTCACGTGCCGGAAGCCGCGTTCTGTAAAGGTGTTGTGCGTTTCCTGCCGGATCGCAGCTTCCAGTGCGGCAAGATGTTCCGCAAGCAGTTCGTCCGGTGTTTCGGTGTCCACAAATTTCCGGAGATGCTCCACTGTCATCAGCATGGTGTCCGCTCCTTACTTCTTGAACTTCGCCAGTACCACCTTGGAGGTGTCAGACAGTGCTACCGCATAGAACCGATCTGCGCTGATGTCTGTCTTTCTTGCAAGCGTCTCACGATCTACTTCTACGTTTGTGTCACGCTTCAGATAGATGGTCAGCGCCGCGGTGTCGTCCTCAGTCTCGCTGTCCTGATTCAGCTTGACGATGGGACAGAAGTAGCACGCCGTAGTGGACTTTGTGACCTTATCGCCGACCTTTGCAGCGGGCAGAGTTTTCCGGATCTCCGCGATGTTCCCCTCAGTCGCCGCCGTACCGCTTTCGTCAAAGTAGTACCACTCGCTGTGCAGCGGCACTTTCTTGGACGGCACTACGCGGCAGTTTGCCACCATGCCAATTTCACCGGTCAGCATCACGCCGTCCTTGTACTTGTCTGCACTGAGGAAATCGCTGTCCTTCCGCAGCTGTGTCACCTGCTTCGGGTGCACAAAGATGACCTTGTCCGTATTCACTTCCTCGTCCAGCACGTCAATGGCGTCCACAATGCCGGCGTACTTGATCGCCGCCGCACTGCCGTCATAGGTCAGCTGTGCCCCCTGCAACGCAGCCATGGCATCGGCATCGACCTTTGCCGCGATGGACTTTCCGATCTGGTTATTGGTTTCTGCCACCGGATTGCCGTAGCCGGACAGCACAGACTCATCGGTCAGCTCCACTGCCTTCATTGCCTTCTTGATCTTCACGGTGGTGGTGCTGGTCTGGAGCTTTACGGTGTCCGCCTTTACGCCCTCGGCAACGTCTACCGCATCGCCGATGTAGCTGTATTGCGGCACGGTGATCGTGTCACCCGGTACGCCTTGCAGGGTGGTGTCTACCTTTGCGAACGGAGTGACGACGATCTTGCTGGTGATTTTGGCGGAGATCATATCCGCCATGACCTGCGGATTTACAAGGTCCTGAATGGTTGTTGTTTCTGCCATAGTTATTCTCCTTTTCTACCGGTCAGGGTGTCGTATGTGTCTTTGTCGGTCTTGTACAAGTCCAGCCGCTGGGCGTAGGACATCTTTGCAAACGCATCAGCAGTGACCGCAGAGCCGCCGCTGTTGTCCGGCAGCTTCTGTTCCAGTATCTGCTTTTTCTCTGCTGCCGCGAACTGCGTCGGATACTGGGATTTCAGCGTTTCCAGCGTGGTGTCCCAGCCTGTCAGTCTGCCCTTGTCGTCCAGAGCCACGCCGTCCATGCCTTGCAGCTTGTACGCCAGATAGTCTGTGTCCAGTGCTCCGGCTTTCAGCAGTGCCACCTGCACCGCAGCGTCCAGCTTCGCCTTGGCAAGCTCTGCTTCCAGTTCGGTGACGCGGGCGTTCTCCTGTGTCTGCTTGGCGGCGTTGTCTGCCTTTGTCTGCTTCTGGGCTTGCTTTAACGCGTCCTGTGCCTGTTGCAGCTGCACCTGCAACGCGTTGTACTCTGCCGCTGTGTAAGTCTTTTCCGGCGGCGACGCGTTGGGTTCAAGCGGCTGTGCCGGATTCTTTTTCGGTTCGTCTGCCATTTGAATCAGTCCTTTCGTGATTTGGGTATAAAAATAGCACCTGATCGCTCAGATGCTGATTTTACAAATAAGAACGCCGTACCCGCTGGCTGAATTGTTCTTGTTTTCCGCCCTCCGCCAGTTTATGCCCGTGGTCGGGGAGTGATTACAGTTCGATGTCTTCGATCGCTGCACGTGCTTCCAGACTGGAGATATAATCCGCCATCGCTCTGATCTGGAAATTATAGATACCTCTCGGACAGGTCGGCTGGAAGTTCAGTTTGCCTTCGTCCCATTTGTCCAGCATTGCTTTCAGCTTCTGGTACCGGACGCACACTTGCATATACTCCGCTTTGAATCGCTCTTTGTAATCGGTACTGTTCATCAAGCTTACGGTATCTCTCAGTTCTGCCTGTCTGTATGTTTCCATTATTTTCTCCTTTCAGGCATGAAAAAAGCACCTCGTTTGAGATGCTTTTTGTGGTATTTGGTTTTACTTCTCAAAATGTGCGGTATTTTGAGATAGCTTTTTAGTTAATGCGCAAACGGGCAATCCTTTAATGCCTCTTTTTGCTGAATTGCGATTTCTTTCAATCTTTTTCGAATCGTTTCTTTTTCTTTTTCGTCTGTCACTTTGTCAAGCTTTTTATACAATTCGTACTCTTCATTCGTTGGCTGCAACATCATAAAACATCACTCCAATAGTGCTAAAATTGCATCAGCAACGGCATTTTTGCCTCTTGCTGAAAAGCATTCCGCTATAATCTCAGTAAAATCACCAGATGCCCACCCTTTATCAGCATACATACTTAGAGACTTTTTGATAAAATCTGAGTCATGTTGATCTTCAATATAGTTGAAAATCCGGCGATCAATCTTTTTCTTACTTTCATTATAACCGATATTTTCGGAAATTGCAAGCCTTTTGATGCAATCTTCGTAAAATTTATGTCCGAGTTCGTGCAGAATCGGTGCGTGCTCTGTAGTATCGGCAAACCAACCTGGCAGACGATTCACATACTCCGAAATCTTCTCAGAAGAATCATAGATGCTATTCATGTACATGATGTCGGTGATTTTGTCATATCCGGCAATTGCGTTTGGATTCAAACGGTGCTTCTGAAAATCAACTACTGCGACTTTGGGAATCCGGAAATCTTCCGGCAGCTCTGTCTGAATAGTCGACAGCGTTTTTTCTGTAAGCCGCACCGCTTTGTTCTTACGGTCTGCATCGGTATCTGCATACATCTGATACCGACTATTTGCAACTTTTTTGACACTCATATGCACATTTCCGGAAGTCAGTGTTGTTTGGTCAGAGTACTTTGGCGTAAAACGTGACATATAATCCGGAGTGATTTTCTCCGGCGAATACGTCTTTCCCGTACCGCCGTTGTCCTTTGGCGTGGGCGGTGTGACTTCTGCGGTGTGACCGTCGTGATGCGGTATTGTGACATCACGCTTTTCTGTTTCCTCCCGGATATATCCGGCACGGTATTCCGCGTAGGATTCACTGGAAACCTTCACAAGGGCTCTGTGCTGGTTGTCATACTTGTAATCGCTGTCAGCTCTGACTGCCCATCTGGGGCGGCTGTAGGCGTGACAGCGGCAGTTGATGTCCTCGGACGCAATGCCAAACCTGCCGGGTGCCTGTGCCTTTCTGCCGTCCACCTCAAAGGGCTCGTCCAGTTCGCGGACCTGCCCGTCCAGCTGGACATGGTGCGGGCGTGTCTTTTTGTCCATGGTGCTGTCCCACTGCTTCACCAGATCTGCCCCCTGCTGCTTCGCCGTTCTGGCGGCTTCCAGTCTGGCGGCATTGGCAATGCGGTTTCCCTCGGTGCGGACGATCAGCTTTGCCCGTCCCAGTGCCCCGCCACGCAGAGTGGCATAGTTGCCGATCATTTTGCCGGTGATCTGGTTCGCCATGTCCCCGTAGCTTGCACCAGATGCAAAGCCGGCGGAAACGATGTCGGTAATATGCTTTTTCAGTCCGGCAAAGTCCTCGCCGATGCTGTCATACAGCGGCTTTACAAGCTTCGTGTCGTTGACGGCAGCCTGACAGACCTTATCCTGCGGAACCGGCAGCGAGAGCCGCAGCCCGTCGCTTTGCAGTTCGTACAGCACCGCCGTGTGCCCTGTGAGATAGCAGTCCTGCAAGTACTCCTGCACGGTGCGGTACGTCTTGCTGTGCAGCTTTCCGAGAATGCGTTCCAGCTGCTTCTGCAAGCCCTGCTGAAACGCTTTCTGGTAGGCAACAGCCTGCCGGTTTTCCACGTCAGTCCGTTCGTCCAGCTGCCGGAGCCTGTCCTTGACATCTTCCAGTGCTTTCTGATACGACCGTTCCAGCTGCTCCATGACTTTTTTCTCGGAAAGCAGCTCATACTGCGTGGTCTGCTTCTGTGCCGGTGTCATCTGCCGCACCTTCTTCCAGCTGCTGCATCAGGCTGTCCAGCTGTGCACCGTCCGTCTGTTCCAGCGACTTCCGCACCTCTGCCTCGTCCAGTTCCAGCACCTTGCACAGCGGCTGCAGCACGGCTTCCACGCCCAGCTGTGCCGCCGCGGCAAGCAGAGTGCTGACCTTGATCTGCACGGCGGCAGCTTCTGCACTGCCGATCGCCGCGTTGTCGGATTCATTCGTGATACAGGTTCTTGTGAAGTCCATTTTCACGTCAGCACGGGTGAACGCCGTCCCCCTGTCCTTGTTGATCTGCTGCAATACCACGTCGATGATGCCGCCCATCATCTGCCGCAGGTGTGTTTCCAGCTTTCCGCACTTGATGTCCAGCAGGGCGTACCGGGACTTGATGACCACGTTGGTGATGTTTCCGTCGCCGACCTGTGCGGCGTTGAAGCCCATGCCAAACTGATAGATGTTCTCTTTGTCCAGTTCCAGCTTGACCTTGCGGGCTTCATAGGGCACTTCTACCGTTTTCATATCCACCCCGCCGCTTTCGCCGGTGCCGATCACCTTCTTGGTCTTGATGTTCTGCATCAGTTCCGTCATGTCCGTACCGCCGTATCCGGACACGACCACCAGATACTCCGCCGCGTCCTGCAGGTTGTTGGACAGCCCGCAGGACATCAGGTCATAGTCGTCGATCAGCGACTTCACCGGCTGAAGCCCCGAAACGCGTTCGCGGTTGTTGTCGATGCGGAACCACGGCAGAAAGCCCAGCCCCTCGAAGTAGGTATCGTCGGAATTGCCCTTTTTGTAGAGCACATGCGGCCGTGGATTGGGAAGCCCGTTTTCCGGTTCGTCCAGCGTGATCGTGCCGCTGTCCGGCTGCGTATACGTCCACGTCTGCGTGTCGTCCATGACAAGCACCTTGTACACTGTGTGCCCGTACATGTCTGTCCGCTGCGGATACCGGTACAGCACATAGTCCCTGCCGTCAGAAGTGTATCTGCCGTCCGCTTCCACCACAGACAACGCATCGGCACACTGGAATGCCAGCCTGCCGTCTGCGTTCATATAGGCGTACAGCCAGCCCCAGCCGCAGACCACCGCATCTGTACAGGCATCTGCCAGCTCCGCCCGAAAGCTGTCGCTCTCGTTGAAGTAGCTGTCCAGTTCCTTTTGCAGCTGTTCATCTTCGGCGACTACGATCCTGTCACGGTTGCTGAGCAGATACTGTACTTCCTGATCTGCCAGTTCCGTGAAAAACGGGTGTGAGATTTTGATGTTGCTTCTGGTTTTGTCCTCTTGCAGCTCTCCGTGGGCATCATAGTAAAACAGGCGGTAGGTCTGTATCGCATGACGAGCGTGGTAGTACTGCCGCCCGACGCGCGCCTGTGCCTTTTGCGGATCCCCGTATGCTGTGTTCAACAGCGTTTGTATTTCTCCGATGTGAAGCATTCTTTCACCTCCTACACAAGCCACATGCCGAGCGGCCTGGGATTTTCATACACTCCGGTCAATGCGTCCGGTGCGTCGTCGTGGGCATTCTTTCCGGTACGCTGATAGGACAGCACAGCACCGGCAAAATCCCGCCAGCGGTCTGCCCAGTTCACCGGAAACAGCACGTTCTGCATCACGCCGGTGCTGTTGGATAAAATCCGTGCAGTCTTGTTCTTATGCTGGTGAAACCACGTGATTTTCGTGTGCCGGTTCCCCAGCTTCCGGCATTCCCGTTCCACGTTTCTGGCGAACCCTCTGCCGCCGTTGTTGGATTCGATGATCGCACAGCCAATACGGTGCTCGGTCAGCATCTGTGCCGTCTGCGGCTCGGTGGTTTCCATGGGTGCACTGGTATAGAGCACGTCCAGCACGTAGTATGTGCCGTTATACACGCCGTAGCAGATGCTGCACAGGTAGTCGCTGCCCTCGTCTGCGGTATCGGTGTAGCACAGCAGATACTGGAGCAGGGATGCCCCGTTTTCGTCCACCGGCAGTGCAGTGTACGTTGGAATCCTGGTGTACAGTCTGCCCCTGATGTCCATGGGCTCCTGCTGATAGTTGGCGGCGGCGATCTCTTTTCCCATGGCACTCGTCTTTGCCAGATAAGACCTTTTGGTCAGCACGGCATCACAGAGCATTGTGCCGTCGTCCTGCAACGCTTTCATACAGACGTGCCGCATCTTTGCACCGGACTTTCGGTAGTGCTCCAACGCCCGCCCAGCGAGGTCGTCTGTTGCCCAGCGTGTCATGATGATGAGCAGCTTTCCGTTTTCCTCCAGGCGGGACTGCATCGTATCCGTAAACCAAGCCCAGTGCTTTTCTTTCACCAGTTCGTTGTTGGCTTCTTCGGCGTTTTTGATGAGGTCATCGATAATCATCAGCGATGCCCCGAAGCCGGTCGCTGTACCGGTGGGCGATGTGGCAAGGTAGTTGTTGTAGCCGCCCTCCAAGCTCCACAGGTTCATTGCCCCGTCGCCGTGCTTGATGCGGGTGTCGGGGAACACATCGGCGTACACCGGTATGTACAAGTCCGCCTTTTGCTCGGAGATCGCGTTTCGCACATTCTTGGAAAACATGGTGGAAAGCGTTTCGTTGTAAGAACCTGTCATGATTTTCTGAGAGGGATCACGGCCGAGCACCCACTCCACCAGCAGACCGGCTGTTCTGGACTTGCCGTGACGGGGCGGGAGATTCACGATCATCACCTCGTCATCAGATTCCACGAACGCCTGAAACTCCCTGCACAGCCGCACAAGATACTGCCGGTCAGGCTGATAAAAGTCAGGTGCCATCAGGCTGCAATAGGCAAAAAAGTCACGCCTTGCCAGTTCCGCTTTCGCACCGAGTACGATCAGCCGCTTATCCACTGCCGATCACTTTCCGCAGTTCTTCTGTGGTAAGTTCTGCAAACGGATTTTTCTGCACCGATGCCTCCACCTTTGTGGTGTACTCCCCCGTCATCTTGTTCAGCGTGTCCACGGCTCGGATACGGTCTGCGGCGGCGTTGTCCTCGTCCCTGGCGATGTCGGACAGCAGCTCCTGCCGGGCCCGTGCCGTCATGATGCGTGCAGTCTGAGCAGCCTCAGACAGCTGCTTGATGTAGACGGCAACGCCACTGTTTGCCACTAGTTTGTAGGCATTCCCCCGTGCGTACTGCTCCGAATACCCCGCAGAAACGGCAGCCTGTTCAGCGTTACCGCACTGCACGTAGTATTCTGCAAATTTTCGCTGACGTTCGGTCAATGCGGTCACGCTCCTTTCCGGCATACAAAAAACCGCCGAAGGTCACCCTTGCAGCGGTTCTTGTCAGTATTGGATATTATCATTATAGCACAGGTCGTATGTATGATTCTATACGATTATTCCAGCATCGCCAGTGCCTTTCTGTGCCACCGGTGGAACGTGTCCCAGGAGCAGGGCAGTTCCACGCAGACCTGTTCGCAGGTCATGCCGTCCAGATACCGCAGCCGCATCAGCCGACGCAGCTCCGGCGGCAGGGTGTCGATGGCGTTCTCCACGGCTGCCTGTTCCTCCAGCAGGATGCACTGCTTTCTCCGGTAGAGCCGTTCCAGCGTTTCCTTCTTCTCCACATACCGCTGTGCCTCTGACAGCGGTTCTCCCCGCTGGTGCGGACTGTCGCCGTATGTCACGCCGTGGCAACCCTTGCTTTCTTCCAGTTCGTGCAGCCGCCTTGTGATGTCGGCGAGCTCCCGCCGGATGCTGCCGTATCGGCGTAGATCGTCTTTGGTCATTACATCTCCTCCAGTTCCGGCAGCCCTGCCTTCTGCCGCAGTTCATTGCACACCTGCCGCAGGTCAATGCTGTGCAGCGTCAGTGCCGCATAGTACGGCGTGAACAGGTCACGCTCGATCGACCGGAACTGTGCCAGATCGTTGTCGCTCCCGGTTCTGGCATAGCGTTCCAGTGCAGTGCGGTACCGGTTCATCTGCCCTCGCAGGATATGCTCTGCGATGCGGACGCAGCCGGTGTCGTCCTTGCAGCTGTCAGCACTGTTCCCGCCGTCCTTCTGGAACAGCGGGCAGCTGATCACACAGTAGGTTTCGTAAACGCTGCCGCTCTGTTTCTGCTGGTGCTTTTCCGCAGTCCAGCCCTCGACTGGCACAAAGCGGCGTGACCAGCTGCATCCGGTTGACACACTGGGAACGGCGTGCCTGCACCGCCAGCAGAGCGTGGCTTTCTTGATTTGCTTGTTTTCCATGTAGATTCACTCCTTTTGGGTTTAACGCTCGGTTTATGCTCGGTTAACGCTTGGCGTGCGTTAGGCTTACGCTCGGCGGGCGTTAGCGTTTCTTCCGGTTCTCCCGATACTGCTTCTGATATGCTTTCCGCCGGCGTATGGCACAGGCGTTGCAGAATCTCCGGTCACCTTTCACGCCGATCAGCGGCTTGCCACAGGTTTCGCAGGGTTTGGTGGTCATGGCTCTGCCTCCTCAATCTTTGCCCCACAATTCGGGCAATAATTGAACACATACTCGTGATGCGTCGTATCATCCATATCCTCATCGTATCTAACTTCTACCCAGTCTTGCAAAACAATACCGCAATGAGAGCAGATCAGCTTGTCGCACCACGCCAAAGCACTTAAATTTGTTGCGTGTATCACAGGTGCTACATCTGCCTCCAAGGTCTCAGACACAATGCAGTCCGCACAGCACTCAGTTGATTCCAGATCACAGTCTAAGCAACCGTTTTTCTTGCGGTAATCATCGATGCTGATATACGTTCCGCTTTTGCGAAACGGGCAGCTTTTAACCTCACTCATTTCTCTCCCTCCGTTTTTTTCTGAATCAACCGTAAAAGGTCATCATCTGTTTCAATCAAGTCCATTCTTGCTCCGCAGTTCGGGCAGTAATCAAACGTATCTGTCGGCATAAAAAACGCTTTTTTGCATCTACCACAGATCGCAGCCCCATTCTTGATCGTTTCACCGTCATAACTCGTGACATCTTCTCGTGTCCAGCGGGCTTTCGGCGGTTGATCTGTCCGCTGATTCCATTCATCAGCAGCAACTTCTCTCGCAGTATAGTCAACACACGCCACAACCGTTCTGCTTCTTGCAAGGCATTTTGTACACATCACAAAAGCACTAGCGTCACGGAATCCCATTTCCGCCTCGCCGCCACAAAACGGACAGTTTTTCAATTTGATCTCACTCATGTTCCTCTGCCTCCTCAATCTCCACAAACACCCCCGGCACATCTGCCCAGAACTTCTCCACCACTGCACTGTAGATCTGCTTGTCATCGTTCCAGTAGTGCAGCCGGGTCATGATGTCGAACAGTGCCTTGCACAGGTTGTCCACGTCCGGCTTGTTGGTATAGGGTTCGCCGCTTTGGTGCTTTGCCTTTCTGGGATAGCACCACTTCACCACCACCCGGACTGCACCGCTGTACGGCTGCTCCGGAATGTGCTTCATGAGATGAGCAGTCAGCTTCGCCTCTGCCTCGCCGTTTCCACGCTGGTAGAACCGGTGCCGTCCCTGCTTGTCGATGGTATGTCCCACCTGCTGGTGCGTACTGGTCGGCGGCAGCATGGGCAGGAAAAATGTTGTCATGTTCGTACCTCCATTTCTGGTTTTTTCGGGTTCGCTTTTGTCAATGTCAGACGACAAGTGTTACAAGAGTGCCGTGCATTCGCACTCTTGTTACTTGTTGTCATTGACGTCAATGTTGCGACAGCGACAAGTATATATTTATATATACACTGTTGTCGCAATTTTTGTCGTTCCATTATTTCCCTTTTTCAGCAAGCTTGATATTGCCATTTTCCAGTGTCAATTCATCATGTTCCTTGACTCGTCTTTCGACTGTGCGGCGGCTGATTCCGAGGTATTCTGCCATGTCATCAACTGTCACTATGCCGTCCATATTGCAGGCGTGAAACGCATTGAGCAGAGCCGCTTTCTTGTCGGCTTTCTGTGCCGCATAGGTCTCTCTGGTTTTCTCTCCGCGTTTCTTGTTCCCACGCTGATGCGGCGGCATCTCGCTCTCTGCCTGCAGGTCTTTCAGCACACCCACAGTGTCCTCCACATGCACAGGATACCGGAACCACAGGTTCTTCGGCTCGAACTTCGGAAACTCCCGGAGCGTGCCGTCCAGCCGCCATGCCGTCCGCTGCCGCACTGTCCGCTTGACCGCCTCGATCTCGCCGAGAAAGCCCTCGTACACCGCCGGCGGCAAATTGTCCCGGCACAGCTTCAGAGATTCCACATGGCTGAGCAGTTCGTCAGGTGCGGCATCTGCCAGCACTGCCGGAGCGTGCTGCCGCAGCTTCTCGATGCAGGCTTCACAGATGGCAGTGTTGGTCTCCTGTTTGAGAATCTCGTCCGTCAGCTCCAGCTCCGTCATGTCAATGAGTGCGTCCGGATCACGGGCAAACACGCCGCTGCCGGAGGCACGATCCATGCTCCGCTTGCCGCCCTGTGCTCCTTTGCTGTGGTGGTGGCAGTAGATCACCGCACAGCCCAGCTGGGTGCACACCTTGTCAAACTGGTTGCAGAAATGTGCCATCTGGTCGGCACTGTTCTCGTCGCCGGTGATGACCTTGTAAATGGGGTCGATGATGACGGCGATGTACTGCTTTTTCTTGGCTCGCCGGATAAGCTTCGGGGCAAGCCTGTCCATGGGTTCTGTCACGCCGCGGAGATTCCAGATGTCAATGCTCCGGAGATTCGCCGCCGGCAGCTCCATTGCCTGATATACGTCCCGGAACCGGTGCAGGCAGCTCGCCCTGTCCAGTTCCAGATTGACGTACAGCACACGCCCCTTGGCACACTGCCAGCCCAACCATCGCCGCCCCTCGGCAATGGCAATGGACATCTCAATGAGGGCATAGGACTTTCCGGCCTTGGACGGTCCGGCAATGAGCATCTTGTGTCCCTGCCGCAGCACGTTCTCGATCAGCGGCGGCGACAGCTCCGGCATATGCTCCCACGCATCCGCCATGCTCTCAAACTCCGGCAGATCATCGGTGACGCTGTCAATGTAGTCTTTCCATTCCGCCCACGAACTCAGCCCGATGTTGGTCGCCACCAGAAACTGCTTTTTTCCGTTCCGCAGGATACCCGGCATACGGGAGAGCCGGGACGGGTTCCGGTTCTGACGGTCTACCTTCAAGCCGTTCTTGTCGCAGACCTCGTAGAGGAAGTCCACCCGTTTCCGGTATTCTTCGTAGTTGGGAGCGTCCACACGCACGATGGCGTGAAGGCTCTTGCCGCCGGAGTACACCAGACACGCGATGGGCAGCTGCATCTCATGGAGAATGCCGTTCTGCCGTTCCACGTCCAGAATGTCCGATTCCACCAGTGCATAGCGGTATTCCGTGACGTTCTCGTTTTTGCCGCCCTTGCCGTCCAGGGGATTGAACCGGATCCACGCTCCGGCTTCTTCGGCATAGTCCCCGACTACCGCCCCGATGTCGCCGCCGCACTTGCCCAGTGCTTCCAGCAGCTGTCCGGCGGTGCGGTCGCAGCAGCCCGATGTGGGCAGATACTTGCCGTCCTTGTTCTGCCACGTTTCCGTCACATAGCCCACGAAATCTTCTGCTTCAAACAAGGTTTCGATGTAGCGGGAGAGTTCCTGTGCCGGATTCCACGCCTGCGGCTCTGCCACGGGAATGTCCTGTGCCTCTTTCCGGCTGGTGACCACATAGTCCTCCCCGATGTAATCGTCCCAGCTGAGGGCTCTGGATTCTTTCGTGGCACTCTGGGGACGATAGCCGTTTTCCAGTGCCATGTGTACAATTGTTCCGGCAGTGACCGGGTGCTCTGAGCCGGCGAAAGACCGCCACTTCTTTTCGCACTCGCCGCTGTGATACCGGACAGTGTCACGCCGTGACCAGCTGTCCCAGAGGGAGCAGTCATAGCCGGAATCTTTCAGTGCCATGCCCACCCCGCACCACTCCTGATAGGTCAGGGCTGCCGGGTCGATGTAGTCCAGCAGTTCGTCTAAGTTGTCGTCTTTGTAATCCATTTATCCATGCACCTCCGGCACATACTCTGCCGCTGTGATCGACCGCGGCACACGCCAGCCGTTTGCGGCAATGCGGTTGATGAGATTCTTTGCCGCATCGAAGGACCAGCCGCCCACGTGCAGAAAACCGTACTTTTCCAGACAGCGTATCTGCTTCGGGGTAGCCAGTCCGCTGATCTGCCGCTGTGCCACTGTGCGGAGGATCTGTTCCGCCTTTCCGGCACTCTCCACCGCATCGGGGTTGATGCCCCGTTTCTCCAGGTCTTTCTTCTGCTTGTCCGTCGGCGGACTGGATTCCCACCCGAACGCCGGCACATAGCCGGTCAGATCCTGGGACTGGATCGACATCTCGTATTGCAAAGGGTCTACCAGCTTGGACTTCCGCTTTTTCATGGATTCCAGCTTTTCGGCAAGCTTTTCCTCCCGGTCTGCCACCACGTCCTCAGACGCTTTGTTTTCAGCTTCCTCAATGTCCACTGGCACACCGGGCTGCTGTTCCAGCTGCTGTGTCATTTTCTGCTGCACTTCTTCGTCCTCGCAGATGAGGCACGCCGGACGGCACAGCTCGTGCTTTTCCGTGTTCCACAGGAAATCCAGCAGCAGAAGGTGGTCTTTCCCCTCTGCCAGCCGTGTGCCGCGTCCCACCATCTGGCAGTACAGGGCACGGACTTTCGTCGAACGCAGCACCACCACGCAGTCTACCTCCGGACAGTCCCAGCCCTCGGTGAGCAGCATACTGTTGCACAGCACGTTGTATTTGCCGTCGGAAAAGTCCTGTAAAACCTGTTCCCGGTCGTCGGATTCGCCGTTGACCTCTGCCGCCCGGAATCCGTGCTGACAGAGAATGTCCCGGAACTTCTGGGAGGTTTTGACCAGCGGCAGGAACACCACCGTCTTCCGGTCGGCACAGTGCTTTGCCATTTCGGCAGCGATCTGGTCGAGATAAGGGTCTAACGCCGTGGCAATATCTCCGGGCTTGTAATCTCCGGCAGCCGTCCCCACATGGGTGAAATCGATCTGCACCGGCACAGTCAATGCCCGAATGGGTGTTAAGTATCCCTCGTGAATGGCCTGAGGCAGGGTATATTCATACGCCAGACTGTCAAACACCTTGCCCAGATTCTGCTTGTCGCCCCGGTCGGGCGTTGCCGTCACGCCCAGCACATGGGCACCGGCAAAGTGATCCAGTATCACCTGATAGCTGCCGGAAATGGCGTGGTGTGCCTCGTCGATGATAATGGTCTGAAAATAGTCTGGGGGGAACTGGGCAAGGCGTTTCTGCCGCATGAGGGTCTGAACGCTGCCCACCGTGACACGATACCACTCTCCCAGACAGGTCTGTTCTGCCTTTTCCACGGCACATTTCAGACCGCTGGTGCGTTCCAGCTTGTCCGCCGCCTGCTGGAGCAGTTCGCCCCGGTGTGCCAGGATCAGCACCCGGCTGCCGCTGCGGACTTCGTCCTCGGTGATCTTGGCAAAGACAATGGTCTTGCCGCAACCGGTGGGCAGCACCAGCAGCGTCCGGTTTCTGCCCTCGTCCCACTCCCGGTGCACGGCTTCTCTCGCCGCCTGCTGATAAGGTCGCATTTGCATGATGATCGTACTCCTTTCCATACTGGCTCCCCTAACAGGGGAGCTGTCACCGTAGGTGACTGAGGGGTTTCACTCCTTAAAACTGTCCCCTGTTCCAGCCGCCCTGAGGGTCATTCTGGGGCTGCTGCCACGACTGCACATTGCTCTGCGGATACGAGGACTGAGGTGCAGTGTAGGGCTGCTGTGGGGCATTCTGAGCGGTCTGGGGCTGATCGTAGGACGGGTACAGCTTGTCGATCTGGTTTGCCTGTCCAGTTCCGCCGCCGTCCCGCTTTTCATAGGTGCGGATCTTCACATGGCACACGCCGGACTTGCCGCACACCTGTGACCAGTTCATCTGTGCCGCCTGCCCTTTCTGTTTCATGCCGATGCTGGCGAAAAACTCGGACAGTTTCCACTCCATTTTTGTGTGCAGAAACAGGTTCTCCTGCAGGAGAACGCTGCTGCCGTCCGGGCTGAACACCCGGAAGTGGACGATTGCCTTATTGCAGGGCGGAATGTTCGCCGAGCCGGCATGTCTGGCACGGTCGAACTTCTCCACGGTAAAGCGGTAGTCGCCCTCCGGCAGCAGAATAAAGCTGCTCTCCTGCTGGATCTCGTCGTCCCAGCCCAGTTCGTGTCCCTGGGGATTTGCGGTTGTGTTGTTGTATTCGTTCATGTTTGATCTGCCTTTCTGGTTATGAACTTTATTGTTGAAAATATGTAAGCGGTATCATGGCGGGCGGATGTAGGCATCCGCCCCTACAAAAGTACACTGTAAAAGCGACATTTGTAGGGGTCGATGCCCACATCGCCCCGTGTGCATATCAATGCAATATCACGCCGTTTTCCGGTTCTGCCGGATCATGCCCACGATTTTCTGCCACCACGGAATGCACCAGCCCTCCACGAAGTCCTGCGGATAGTTCTGCACGGGCATATCTGCCGGAAAATAGCCCTTGCTGCCCACCACTGCCTGCAGCTCCGCCGGCTGCACCTGTGCGGCTGCCATGAGCTGTGCCAGCTGGGGTACGATGCCGTCCAGAATGTGCTGGGTCTGGACATCTTCGGCGGTCTGCCGGGGCTCTGGCAGCTGTCCGTCTGCGGTAATCAGCAGCTCCGATTCCGCCAGATCCTTTTCCGTGGGCAGTCCGGCAGCCTGTGCCTTTTCTATGACCTGCTGTGCTTTCGGAATAGGTGCGGCAGCTGGTGCAGGTGCAGCGAAGACGGACGCAATGGACGCATATTCCAGGGGCAGCATCTCCGGCAGCCCGAACCGGTTTTTCGCATCCCACCACGCCGTTTTCGTGGTGTACATTACACGGTTGCAGGCAGTCGCCTTGTGTTTTTTGCCCTTGTCGTCGGTGGCGATGACGTGGGTCTGGAACGCCAGAAACAGGGTGATGTCTGACCACTCTTTCAGCAGCGGTGCGATCTTGTTGGTGGTCTTGTTCCCCAGTTTCAGTTCCCAGTGGTCAAAATCCGAATTGATCTCCGGCAGGGACGTTTTTCGGGTGATGGCATGACAGAGCAGTGCCACGTTGATTCCTGCCTGAATGAGCCGTTCCGTTTTATCCAGAAACCGCCCGATCTCCTCCGCTTCGTATTCCCAGCCCTTGCCGTAGTCAAACCCCTCGATGCCGTTGACCTGATGCTTGCTGCACAGCTGGGCAATGGCGAGGCGTTCTGCCCAGTCGAAGGTGTCGATGCACAAGGTCTGATACTGCCGCTGTGCGTGGGATTCCAGCACGAAGTCCACTTCCTGCTGGAGCATCTCCCAGCTGGTGGGCTTGGGCAACCGCCGGACGTTCATCTTCGAGGTGCTGCCCTCGCAGTCCAGAAATACCGCTCCCGGCAGCTGTGCCGCCAGAGAGGTCTTTCCCACGCCCTCCTGTCCGTAGATGACCAGTTTCACGCCGGCACCGGTCTGAATGCCGTTTGTTTCTTCAAAATTCATGTTGCTTTTTCCTCACTTTCGTGCACCGTTCTTCTCTTCAAATTCTTTGAGTTCTTTTTCGGATGGTTCGTCATTCTCTAAGCCGTACATACATCCGCTTTCAAAGCTACAGTCGCACAAGTCGTCGTATGTTTCTACCCAATCCGGATATTTAATCCAGCCATACTGACACCCTTGACAATACTTCATGACGGGATCTATGCAACGAGTCGGTTTATCCATTTAGAACGCTCCTTTCGTCCATGCTTTTTGAATGATCGGCGGTGTCAGCGGCTCGGTCTGCACCGGCTGTGTCGGACGGGTGTCCACAGAATAGCCGTCCTCAATGATGACGCTGCACTCATCTCCTGTAGACACACGGGTGGCAATTGCCTGCAAGCCCTCCTGTTCCAGCCACTGCCCGAACTCCTGCAGGGTGACGCTGTCCATCTGTTCCAGCTTGTCCAGCAGCACAAAGCCGCAGTCCGGATTCAGCTTTCGCACAATGGCAGCCGCCACTCGCAGCTGCTCTGAGCCACTCATGCTGTCCCACTGCTTGCCGTGGTACTGTAGTGTTCCGTTTTCCACCGTCAGCCCTTCCAGCGGCAGGTCGGCAGCGTGCAGCAAGTCCTGTTTCTCCTGCCGCAGTGCGTGGATCTGCTCCGTCAGTGCCTCGTAGTCCTGCCGGTAGGTCTTTGCCTCTTCCTCGGCGTGTTCCTTGTTCAGATTGTCCCGGATCTTCATGTTGATGGCGTCGATCTCCGCAATGCTCTTTTCCAGTTCGGTGGTGGATTCGTCCTGCAGATCCCGTGCGGACATCTGGGCAGTCACAGCGTTCTGCTCTGCCAGTTCCAGACGCTGTTTGGCAGCGTCATAGGCAGCCTGTGCGGCGGTGAGTTCCTGTGCATACCGGGCAGCGTTTTCCCGTTTCCGCTGGTTCTCGCCGTTGCGTGCCAGAATCTCCTGCTGCCGTGCAATCAGTTCCGATGCGGAAACCGGCGTGTTCGGCACGTTCTCCCAGCACTGCAGCTCTGATGCGTACTTCTGCTTCTGGTCGGCGATTCTGCCGATGGCGGTACGCTGGTTGTACAGCCGGCTTTCCTCGGATTCGATCTGTGTCAGCTGCTCACCCACGCCGATGATCTGCAGCAGGATCGCCGCTTTTTCCTTGTCCGATGCGTTCATGAACTTGGGCAGATCCAGTGCCAGTGCAGACAAGAACGAGTTCAGCAGCTGCTGCCCTGCCTTGTTGCCGTTGGGGTCAATGACTTTCAGGCTGCTGTTCTTGCCCTTTCGCTCTACGATCAGACCGTTGGACAGTTCCACATGGAGAATGGGATCGGTGTATGCTCCGTCCCTTGCCGCAGCGGTAGGCTTGTACTTGTCGCCGCCCAGTGCCCACGCAATGGCATCCAGCACAGAGGTTTTCCCTTGATTGTTGTTGCCGCCGATGATGGTCAGACCATTGGCGGACGGTTCCAGCTTTACCGCCTTGATCCGCTTGACGTTTTCGATTTCCAGACTGTTGATCTTCACGCTCATGCTTCTCCCTCCTCGTACAGCTCGATGTGGTCGTAGGCGAACTGGACCATATCCCCCAGCACCTGTGTCTTGGTGCGTCCGGTTTCCAGTGCGATCTCCTCCACCAGTGCAATGTGCTCCATCCGCAGGTTCACACTGCTGAACAGACGCCGTTCGCCGTTCTTCCTGCCGGCAGGCTCTTTCTTCTGCATTCTCAGTTTATCCATGATGTTCCTCCTCTGCCGGCTGTTCCGGCTTGTCCGGCGGCAGCAGCAGGCCGATGTGATCGGCACAGTGCAGTCTGCCGTCCAGTCCTAAGTACAAGGGCACGCTCCTGATGCCGCAGTTGACGCAGCGGTCTTTCTCGTTCTGGTTATCCACGGCGGCATGCCTCCTCGAATGCAGCTTTGTCCTTGTCAGCTATGACTGCTTTGTCGAAGTCAGCGATCAGCCGCCGCAGAATGTCCCGCATCGTCACCTTGTCCAGCGTGTCGTCGTGCCGGATGCTCTCGATCGCTGTCGCGTAGACGTATGAGTCTGAGTGGCAGGTTACAGTTTTCTCGGTTTTCATTTGACATTTCCTCCTAAGTGTGATATGATAGTTGTGGTTAATTATTTTCCATGCCCCCCGTTACCGGTTGCCGCCGGTGCGGGGGTTTTCTTTGTGCTGCCGCCAGCCGCTGTGCCGCACACCGTCATACGCCGCAGCCTCTTCCAGTGCGATGCGGATATGCTCCAGACGGGCGGTCAGCTCCGTTTCCTGCTGATTCAGATAGCGGATGTACTCCTGTAGTGTGTCCGGCTGCTCCTGTGCCTGCTCCGGCTCTGCGGTCACTTCTGCGGTCTGCTTTTCCTGTTCTGCCATTGTCTTTTCCTCCCTAGTTCTGTTACGTTCTTCTTCGCTCATTGCGACATACTTCCCGTAGGAAATCCCCAGTTCTGCGGCTGCCTTTGCAGCTGCGGTCAGCGTGTTCCGTCCTGCTCTGGGCTTGCCGCCTTTGCAGTCCGGACACCGCTTTTGCCGTCCGCCGGTGGGCAGAAACGGCTTGCCGCACGTGATGCAGATCTTCTCAGTGGTCGGTCTTGCCATGGCTGCCTCCGATCGGCAGGAGCAGCACATCCTGCCAGTGCATTATCAGCTCCAGATCACCGTGCTCGTTCTTGTACGCCCCGCAGCACTGCAGCGACGGGCGATGTTCCACGGTGTACTCTGTGTCGCCGTTGGTGTTGATGTGCTTGTGCTTGATGGTCATATGTCAGTCCTCCTCGTGTTACTTCGTCAGTTCCCGCAGCAGCTCGTCATACGCATCTCTGGCGTGCTCGTATGCCGTTCTGGCGGCGTTCCGCTTGTGCTCTGCTTCTTCCACACGTCTGGCGGTGGGCCACATGTCTTTGATAAGGCAGATGCCGCCGATGGTCCACAGGTCGGCGATGTCCTTCTTGCTCTGGACTGCCGGGTGGTAGCAGTAGACGTAGTGGATCTCGCTGAACTCCGCCTCTGTGTACGGGCGGCTGGTCAGGCGGTCAAATTCGGATTGCAGCACGGGTCAGTCCTCCTCTTTTTCCATGATTTCATCGAAGTGTACAAAAACCAGGGAAAGCCTTTTGAGCATTGCTCCCAGTATCTGCTTTGCATCGTGCTTACCGTTGCTGCTATCTGCAATGATATTGGCAATGTATACCGCACCGGCAAGATAGCAATTCACAACTTCGGCGGGGTTGGCGTTGCTTATCTTTGAACTCGGGGCGATCTGCTCGTTCTCGTCCATCTTGATGTGGATCTCAATGTGTTTCTTCTGGGTTTCCATGATGATACTTCCTTTCACGTTCTTGATTTACTTTGCGGCATTTTTCTGTGCCTCTACCGCAGCGATCGCTTCATCGGCGTGCTGCTTCACGTACTCCAGAAATGCTGCGAAGAAGTCGTTCTGCGGTTCTTTGCCGGAAGAACGAACCTCCACCGGCATCTCTTTCAGGTTGGTTTTTGCCATGTTATGCTCCTTTCTGTGTGCGTGCAGCGTTCTGCTCGCCGATCTGCATTCCGGCGAAGATCGCAGCGATCGCCAGCTGTGCCAGTGCCAGACCGTCCATGGGCGACGTTGCCGCCGCATAGCTCCGGCAGGCTTCCAGATACTGCTCTCTGTCCGTCCTGTCCACCTGTTTCGTCATGGTATTGTTCATATGATTCACCTCGCTTTGCGGAATTGTGGAGCGTCCGGGAGTTGCACCCGGCTGATACTCGTCGCCCCATCTGCGGCAGTATTGCCAGTACTGCCGCATGGATAAGAAAGGAGGTATTCGCCACAATGGCGATTGAAGATTGAAGATGTTGGTAAGCGGTTTTGCGTCATGCTCGGGACGTGGAGACGCGGTTTCATTACAATTTGATTACATTTTTGTCGAATCCTGTCGAATGCTTGCATTTCACAAATGAATATGGTATAATAAAAATATCAATTTTTTAGGAGGGGTTTACATGAAGTTCAAGCTCTTAGCACTTGCACTCGCCGCCGCATCTGTGCTCTGCTTTGCTGGCTGCGGCTCATCTGCAAATGAAAGTTCTGATTCTTCTGCACAGGCAGATGAATCCAGCATTGCAGAATCCAGTGCGGAGGAATCCAGCACCGAAGAAGCTTCTGCTGCGGAAACGATTCCGGCAGGAGATTTTACAGTATCCGGAGATGGAACCATGTACTTGTCTACTGCCGGCGGTACTACGGAAGATGGAAACGTTCCAGTTGTCAGTGCGTCCAGCGATACACAGATCAAACAAATCGGTATCAATGCCCACGGCTACGACGGCACCATGATGGCTTACATCTACATCGACGGCAGCTTCGCAGACAAGCAGCAGCTGTCTGATTCTCAGACTACTCTGGACTTGTCCGGTGAAAGCCTTACAGAAGGTGTTCACAAGGTTGAGGTTGTCCAGTACACCGGAGATACAGTATCCGCTGACAATGTAGCGACCTATCAGACCATGCAGTATGAAATCAAGTATTAAGCAGATTTCTCTCTGCTTCCCCAAAAGCCTGCCGCTTTGCGGTGGGCTTTTTTGCTGCCTTGTCTACAGTATATAACGAGTGACTTTTCGTAACTTGTAAAGCAGCTATCAGATTTAGGAACGATTCTGCATTCAGGGAACTAGCAAAGTCACTACAAACGGATTACCAATCATTATGCCGAAAACTAAAATTAGAGCAACCCATAGAATTATTTTGATGCGTACACTATCGCTGTCCAATATGGACTGAAAAATAACAACCGTAACAGGAACCATCGACCAACTTATCAATTGGCAGATGGCCTCTGCTGTTCCACTCATGTCATTCACCTCCTCAGTATCGTTTTCCCCTAAGGGGAGATACAAGATTTTCAGTGTTTAGGACTTTACGTCCTGCTGACAATATGATTATAGCACAGTGCGTCCTAATTGTCAACGGATTTTCAAGAAAAAAGTATACAAATAGTCCTTGCTGTTTTTGTTCAAGGTGTACAATACGCCCTATCCAGAAGAAAATATGCAAAAATCGTATTGACATTTAGGACGAAATGTACTATACTGTAGACAAGGAGGTGATACAATGAACACTGATAATTTGAAAGCAGCCAGAAAAAAATCCGGTAAAACACAAAAGGAAGTTGCCGAAGGAATCGGAATCGGACAAGGTACATATAAAAACTATGAAACAGGTGCACGAGAGCCTAACGGTGAAACACTAGTCGCAATTGCAAATTACTTTGATGTGTCAACCGACTACCTCCTCGGCAGACCGACCGCCCAGCCGCCGACAGATGCGTTGGAGCGACTGTTCACGGAGAAGTCTTTTTCCGCACTGGAAGAGGAACTGCTCCGAAAGTACATGGAGCTGCCCCACGAGGCACGGCAGGCAGTGGTGCGGTTCATCAATGACGCCACTGCAAAGGCATTGCAGCGAAAGAACGGCACTGCTCCGCAGAAGCTGCTTGTCATGAAACGCAGTCTGCACAAGGTGTCCGCCGGAACCGGCTATGATCTGAACGATTCTGACGCATGGGAAACCGTCACCGTTAAGGATACGGACGACAGCCGCAAGGCAGACTTCCTGCTGGAGATCGAGGGCGACAGCATGGAAACCACGTTCCACGACGGTGAAACCGTCTGCGTACAGCAGACTCCCTGCGTGGAAGTCGGTGAGATCGGCGTGTTCTGGGTGGACGGCTGCGGCTACATCAAGGAACTGGGCAACGGCTGCCTGATCTCCCACAACAGTAGCTATGACCCCATCCCCCTGCAAGGGACAGAAAACCGCTGCATCGGTCGTGTGCTGGGGACAGCCGATGTCATTGACGACTAACCAATTCTATGTTTCCGGAAATATAGAAAAACGCCCTGTGACGGACAAGCCACAGAGCGGTTTTCTATACTCCCATTCGACAGGATTCGACAAACCGGTAACAATTTGATTACAATCTTTGTCGAATCATTGAGAAATCTATGAAAATGTGGTATGATTAAGACGGCATAACCAAATTCCATAAAGAAAGGACCTGATCGATCATGCCAAATTATTATTCCTCAGGAAAAGAGCCGTGGTATCGTCAAGACGGTGTCATTGCTCTGCTCACGATCTTCTTTCCCCCATTGGGACTAATCCTGATCTGGGCACACCCCAGATACCAGAAACGCACCAAAATTCTTTGGACTGCCGTAGTCGCCGGCGTTGTCTTTCTGACCTTTACCGGTTGGTTTGGTGTCGCCCTGATCCTGTCGGCGGCACTCTGGTTCTGGGTGTACAAGAAACATCCTGCTCTGTCTGCCGCAGATGCACCATCCGGACGGGTGTGTGCTTACTGCGGTGCACAGCTGCCAAACAGCGGCGTATGCCCTTACTGCGGAGGTAGAAGCAATGATGGAGAATAAGACGTTTCGCTGGATCGCTTTCGCTGTTTCAGCAGTACTTGCCGTGATTGCGATCTTCGCCCACACTTTCAGCGGCTTTCTCTGCTTTGCCGTTGCCGCATTCATTTTCATTCCGGTGAACCGGCTCTTTGAAAAGCTGGACAGCGAACTGGATCCGAAATACCGCAAACGCGCCACAGCGATCACGGCAGGCATTTTCCTGGTCTGCGGACTGCTGGCGTTCACCACTGCCGGCAGCCACGCTAGCAGCAGCCAAGAGCCGGACAGCACTGCCACGACTACCACAACTGCGGTCACTACCACGACTGCCGCAGAAACGACCACCACAACGACGAAAGCAACTACCACAACAACAACGACGACTACGACAGAAGCTACCACAACAGCAGCAGAAACCACAACGGCAGCAGAAACCACAACGGCTGCGACAGAACCGCCTGCTCCGGCACAGGAAGAAACTCCGGCAGAGCAGCCGGCGGCAAATGTGTTCACTTATGTCATCAATACCGGCAGTGGAATATTTCACTATCCCAGCTGTTCCAGTGCGAAAAGAATTTCCGACGCAAACCGCAGCGAATATACCGGAACACGAGATGATCTGATTGCACAGGGGTATTCTCCTTGCGGCAACTGCGATCCATAATGCAATCGTAACCACACAAAAATGCCCTGCCAAGACCGGCAGGGCGTTGTACACAAACAATTTACAAACTTATTTTTCTCATACCTCTTGACAATACGTAATACGTATGCTATAATAGTATTGTGCTCAGGGAGATGAGCACAATACCGGGGCAAGCGGGTATAGGAAGGAGGCTCAAATGGAAGAAATGACAGACAAACAAATGGAAGTGATTCTGAATCTTGTGGCTGACAAGTTCGCAGCATGCAAGGACATGGACGAAGTCAAAAAGGCAGTCCAGGAAGTACGGAACATGGCAAAAAAAGATAAGCCCACCGAATAAACGATAGGCTTACACAATCGAAACACGAAAGAGCGGTTCTTGCCACCGCTTTTTTGTGTTATCTCATTATACCACACTTCCCCGCTTTTGGCAAGATACTTTTTTCGGAGGTGCAGCATGACACCGCAAAAGAAATACGATCTGGCAAACACAAAGACGTACACGATCAAAGTCGTAAAGACAACAGAAAAAGACATCATGGACAAGTTGGACAGCGTACCCAACAAAGCCGGATACATCAAGGCATTGATCCGCAAGGATATTGAAGAAAACGCATAAAAAAAACCGCCCCACGGCGGCAACCGTGAAGCGGCAAGAGGAAAAACTATTGCGATAATAGCCCTCCAGACAAGGTCTATTATAGCATATTTCCTCTGAAAAATCAAGCCTTAGGAGGAAATTTACACATGAATGCAGTGATCTACGCCCGTTACAGCTGCGACCGGCAGACCGAGCAGTCCATTGAGGGACAGCTTCGGGAATGCAAGGCGTTTGCAGCGTCTGAGGGCATCCACATCATCGGAGAGTACATCGACCGTGCGATCAGCGGCACAACTGCCAACCGCCCGGAATTTCAGCGAATGATCGCCGACAGCAGGTACAAGACCTTTCAGGCGGTCATCGTGTACAAGCTTGACCGCTTCGCCAGAAACCGCTATGACAGTGCCATGTACAAAAGCAAGCTGAAAGCCAACGGCGTGCGGGTTCTCTCCGCCAAAGAGCATATCACAGACAGTCCGGAGGGCATCATTCTGGAAGGACTGCTGGAGGCAATGAACGAGTACTACAGTGCGGAGCTTTCCCAGAAGATCAAGCGTGGCATGCGTGAGAACGCCATCAAGGGCAAGACTACCGGCGGCAATGTGGCTCTGGGCTATCGCATCGGAGCAGACAAGCAGATGGAGATCGACCCAGCAGGTGCGGCACTGGTACGCCGGATCTTCACCGGCTATGACAGCGGCATGACATTCACTGAGATCTGCGACGATCTGAACCACGCCGGCTATACTACCAGCCGCGGCAAGCAGTTCCGCATTGATACCATCTCCCGAATCCTTGCCAACCAGAGATACACAGGGGCGTTCCAGTGCGCAGGAGAAGATGCCCACTGTCCCCCGATCATCGAGCCGGAGCTGTTCCGGAGCGTGCAGGAACGTCTGACGGAATCCAGACACAAGCACCGCCACACCCAGAGCCCCCATGAATATGTGCTGACCGGAAAAGCGATCTGCGGCACTTGCGGCAGACGGCTCACCGGCAGAGCCGGAACCAGCAAAATGGACAAGCGGTATTACTACTACTGCTGCCCGAACAAATGCTGCGGCTGGCTGCCTGCTACGGAGCTGGAACATGCTGTGCTGGATGCGATCGCACAGTACACTACTCCGGAGGCGTGCGAGCAGATCGCAAATGCCACCTATGCACTATACCAGCAGAGCACCCACGAAAACGCCGATCTGACGGCTGCACAGCGTCGATTGCAGGAAACGGAAAAGAAACTGGAGAACGCCGTAAACGCCGTGCTGAACGGCATCACGTCGGCAGCCCTGCAGGCGACCATGCAGCAGCTGGAACAGCAAAAAGCGGCTCTGGAAACGGAAGTGCGACTGCTGCAAACCGACGCACCGGAGCTGAAGCTGGAGCATTTCCAGTACTTCGCACACCGTCTGCTGGAAGTACAGGCAGAGGGCACGGAGAAGATCTTGCAGCTGCTTGTGAATCAGGTCATCGTGTACAAGGAGCAGATCACGGTGCTGGTCAATCTGACCGATAAAACAAAAACTCCCCCGCTGGAGCAGGTAACCGCTGCTCTGCGGGAGAGTTCGTGCAGTATTGCGTGTGGTGGAGGC